CCCTAAGAATACCTAGTGAGTGGTTTTGCCTTAACCTGCCAGCATCAGTATCTAAGCTACTCCCAGATGGGGAGCTATCGGCTGCTAAAGCTCAACTGTCACCTGACCAGTATATGCAAGAGTATGAGTGTAGCTTCGAGGCGGCAATACTTGGCGCGTACTTTGGTACAGAGATGCGTGAGGCCAAAGACGAGGGGCGCATAACTAAAGTTAACTATGACAACAACGTGCCTGTTCATACTGCTTGGGACTTAGGATATAGGGATGATACAGCGGTCTGGTTTTATCAAGTAATCAGAGATGAAGTGCATATAATAGACTTTTACGCCGTTTCTGGTGCTAATATTGATGAAATTGCTGCAAATATCCTGTCAAGGCCGTATAATTTCGGTAAGCACTATTTACCTCATGATGCTAGAGCTAAGACATTGGCGGCTGCTGGTAAGTCAGTAATCGAGCAGTTGGCGGCACATTTTGGCATCAATAGCCTAGCTATCGTGCCAGACCTGTCAGTGCAAGACGGTATACAGGCTGTCAGAAAGGTGCTGCCGCAGTGCTGGTTTGATGCAGACAAGTGCAGTGAAGGTATCGAGGCTTTACGCCAGTACCAACGAGAGTATGATGAGGACAAGAAGGCGTTTAGGCAGACACCAAGACATGACTGGTGTTCTCATCCGGCAGACGCTTTCCGAATGTTATCAATAGCTTGGCGGTCAGAGCCGCGAGTCAGACAGCCTGATGCAGCTAAACCGCTAATGGTAGGAGCAGAGAACACAGCAACACTTAACGATGTGTGGGCGCAAGCAAATCAACCTAAGAGAGGCAGAATATGAGTGGCATAGCAAATCCCTATAGATACCAATACGAACACGTTGCAGCAAGTCAATCAGCACAAGTCTTAGGCGGCACAGGCGCAATCGGTGATTATCTGCATAGAATCATCTGTACAGTGACTACAGCGGCTACAGGCAATGTCCTGATAGTTGACGGAACAGGCGTAGGCATATTGACCCATACAGTGCTACCTGCATCATGCGGCACAGGTATCAATGTCTACAATATCGAGATGAACGTTGCATCTACTACTGGTGCATGGAAAGTAACGACAGGAGCAGGTGTTGAGGTTATGGCTGTAGGCATATTCTCAGCATAATGCCTAGTCCTAAACAATACGCAGAAGGTTTGAGTGCTATGACTGACAAAAAAGAAGCCTTATTTCAGTCTGGCATTCGTGCTACTCCTTGGTTTACTGAGTTTGTAGACACACATGGAGAAGAACCCAATCTTTCACCTAGCGCAGATTACAATTATCGTAAGGCTTGGGATGCTGGTCTAAGGCCATCACCTAACGAATATGATAATAATAGGCATCATTGGCCCTCTTCACTACCTAATGGAGAGATGTTAAAAGAGCAAGGTCATCCGACTCTATGGAAAGAGCATTACATGAGAGCTACGGGAACAGACCCAGACTCTGTTGGAGCTACAGAACAGGATTACTTAAAGCTATATGCCAAGCCCTAAACAATATGCAGAAGGTCTGAAAGCTAGAGACAAGGTATATGGGTACGAGATACGCGACCCATCTGAGTCTGAGAATACATACTTTAAGCAAAACCCTAACGTAACAGGCATGGCTGCTGATGACGGTAGAATCATATTGAACTCATATAGCGGCTTGAGTCCTGAGAGCCAGAGGAGCGTTGCTGGTAATGAGGCTACAAGGCTGTACATGAGAGACAAAGGTTACAAGTTTGACTTTCCTGTACCGCAAGCCAGTCAAGCACCGTTTAAGGGTACTGTATATGCAGACCCAGAGAACTTACATCACCTGCAAAGCACAATAATTGCTCGTGGCGTAGTGGGAGATCAATCTGCTGGTGAGATAACTCCTGCACAGAAAATATGGGTAGACAGGATTAAATCTGAAATGTCAGGTAGATAAGAATGCCAAGCCCTAAAGAACTAGCCGCTGGTCTTAGAAACCAAGAGGCAACATCACCTAATTCAAAAGTGATGTTTGTGGGGCAAGAACACGGAAAGAAAACGGCCTTGCCTGACAATGTTAAGAAGATGGTTGAGAAGTATGGCGCGTACTATGAAGGCGCTGGAGGCGATAAGTCAGATGCAATCAAGTATCAAGGTTCATGGGATGACAAAGCTAGTAAGGAAGTAAAAGGCTACCCAAAGGAGTTTCTATACACCCTATTTACAAATAGCAATGTTAATAACCAGAAGAAAAACTTAACACAACCAGACAAGACTATCTTTGATAGCGCACTAGCGGCTCAAGGTAAATGGGGGTACTTCAAGGATCGTAAGTTTGACGCAGATACTCTTAAACAGTTTTTATCAGCATCAGGAATGCTGGATAAGAGTAAACAACCTGCTACTGAGAGTAACGTAAAGAAGTTTATTGACGAAGGGGAAGGGCTGATGTGGCCCAAGAATTGGGAGGAGTATCCCAACCCTGCTGGTAAACTAGCGCAAAAAGCTAGTGAATACAGAACAAACTGGCTTAAATCGCAAAAAGAAGGGGTCTATTTTGTTGGGTCAGACCACATGAAAGAATTAAATAAACCTAAAGCTAATGAGACTGCTCCATCACAACTAGCCAAAGCTCTAGCTAGGCAAGACTCAGTAACTAAACAGCCTCGTAATAGGTTTTTTGGCGCTATTGCTGACGCTGCTGGCTATTTATCAGATCAAGCCGACAGATATGTAGTACCTGAGCGCGATCCATTATTTGGCGGTATGCGTGGTGGTGATCTGCTGCCGCTAAGGAACGTCAACAGACTGCTAGACGATCTAAGCTACGGTGGGCGCATAACTACAGGCAGAGGACAGACTACAACGCTAAGGCCAGAAGTAGTTGATACTGTTGCGTTAGGCGGGGCAATGCGGCCTTTTATACAAAAAGGTGGTGAAGCTGCTCTAAAAACTCTAGCTGAACAGGTACAGAACAAAACGGGATTTGCAAGGCTTATGCCTGATACAAGAATGAGCATAGTGCCAGAAGGCGCGTCTATGCCGCAGCGACCTAAGACAGAGTTCGAGATACTGCACGACACAGCCCAGAGAAATGCTGCGCTACCAAAGGAGCAGGGTGGACTTGCTTTGCCATCTAGTAATACTGGTATGGATAGAGCTGCTGCTATGGGTGCGGTAGACTATTTGCATGGCACACAAAGATTAGACAGATTGCTATCTGGTAAAAATTTAGACCCTAAAAGAGCTACATCTGGGCCTATGCCATTTGGTACAGACACACCACCTGTTGCATCTGGTTACGCTATGAACAAACAAGACACTAGCAGAATGGCTGATGACATAGGTGGATTAGACCAATACTTTCAAGTATCTCCTAAGTCACTAGGGTTCAGAGGGAAAAATCCATACACAGTAGAACAAAGCTGGAATCATTTATCGCCAGAAGTTAAAACTGATATTTTAGATAAGTCTCGTAGAATTGGGTATAAAAACCCAGAAGAGGCAGAGGGTGCTTGGACATTGCATCCAACGTCAAAAGGAGCGCCATTCTCTCCTAGCCATTTTGAATACGAATTAAAGGCAGCTAAAGGAAACCCATTAGCCGCACTAAGAAGCGTGTACGGAGAAAGCGGTATGTTAGATGTGTATGCCCCATCTGAACTAGCTGATATTTACAAATTAGCTGGATACCCGCACGAAATTAGTCAGGCCAATGCTCCGTGGACATCTGCACAAGGTGTGTTGACAGGCAAGGCTATGATAAATAACCCATTAAAGACAAGTAATGTTGAAGAGATTAGAAGCACAGTCATACCTGCGTTAAAAGAAGCGTTTGCAAAAGATAAGACAAGACTAAAAACATCTGGTTCTGACGAGTGGGCAAAAGATGCTAGATATACGCCTAAAGAATGGGTGAATCAGTTAGAACAAGACTTAGCTAAGGGTGATAACTCTTATGTTTGGACTTCTATACCAGACAAGGTAACAGATCAGATAAAGAAATTAGGCTATCAAGGAATTATTGATACGGGTGGTAAAGGTGGTGATCTTTATGGTCATCAAGTGGTTATACCATTTCAGCCTTCACAAGTTCGTTCCCGCTTTGCAGCCTTTGACCCAATGCGTAGACATGAAGCAGACATTCTCGCTGGTGTAGGTGTTGGCGGGATGTTAGACCCTCAAGCAATAGCTGAAGCACTTAGACAACAGGACAGAAAATGACCGAAACTCCAATTGAGAAATATCTGAACGTAATCGGTAGCTATGACAACGAGTTCAAGAAGTGGGAGGCTCGTTCTGCAAAGATCGTTAAACGCTACAGAGATGATAACCGCAGCCAGAACTCTAACGAGACGGCAAAATTTAATATTCTCTGGTCAAACGTACAGACCTTAATCCCAGCGGTCTATTCTAAGCTGCCTATGGCTGACGTATCGCGTAGGTTTGGAGACAATGACCAAGTAGGTCGTGTTGCCTCACAGATCATTCAGAGAGCTATTGACTACGAGATTGAGCATTATCCAGACTTCCGTGCAACCATGAAAAATGCGGTACAGGATCGCTTCTTAGGCGGTCGTGGTGTCGCATGGGTACGCTACGAGCCACATCTAATTGAGCGTGATATGCCAGAAGATGGGCTACAGGTCACTGAGGACTCTGATGAGGTAGAGAACGATACAGCAGAGACATACGAAGAGATTGAGTACGAGTGCGCTCCTACCGATTACGTTCACTGGAAGGATTTTGGTCACTCAGTAGCTCGTACATGGGAAGAGGTCACGGTAGTATGGCGCTGGGCTTACATGACGCGAGAGGCGCTTATAGAGCGTTTTGGCGAGGAGTCTGCAAAGAAGATACCTTTGGACAGCGGCCCACAGACACTAACTTCGTATGGTCAATCTAGCAAAGAGCATACACGCGCAAAGATATGTGAGCTATGGGATAAGGAAAGCGGCAAGGTCTACTGGTTTAGCAAGAACAGCAACTACATCATAGACGAGCGTGATGACCCCATCGAGGTCGAAGGCTTTTTCCCTTGTGGCAAGCCTCTGTACGCTACTTTAACCTCTGATTCTCTAGTGCCTGTACCTGACTTCGTGCTGTATCAAGATCAGGCTACAGAGCTGGACATTCTGAGCGACAGAATTGATGGTCTGGTCAAGGCTCTAAGGGTACGAGGAGTATATGACGCAAGCCAGCCAACGCTACAACGTCTGCTCACAGAGGGAGACAATAATACTCTGATACCCGTTGATAAGTGGATGGCATTCAGTGAGAAGGGTGGGCTGAAGGGTAGTATCGACATCCTGCCGCTTGATGTCATAGCTGCTACGCTCATCAACTGCTACCGGGCAAGAGAGGACATAAAGAGCCAGATTTACGAGATTACAGGCATATCTGACATTATTCGTGGTCAGACCAGTGCAAGCGAGACTGCAACTGCTCAACAGATCAAAGGCCAGTATGCAGGGCTAAGATTAAGAGCAATGCAGGAAGAGGTAGCATTGTTTGCGTCTAGCCTGATTAAGCTCAAGGCGCAGATCATGTGTACCAAGTTCCAGCCACAGACGTTGCTACAATATGCTTCTGCACAACAGATGTCTGAGGCAGATCAGCAGTTGATACCACAGGCTATAGAGCTTCTTAAAGACTCGCCACTAGCTAACTTTAGAATTGACGTAGAGGCTGACAGCTTAGTGCAGTTGGATGAAGATCAGAACAAGCGCAACCGTATGGAGTTCCTACAGGCGTTTGGCGGCTTCTTAGGCCAAGCCTTACCTGTAGGCCGTGAGTCACCTGAGATGATACCAATGCTGGTAGAGGTGATGAAGTTCGGCATAGGAGCGTTTAAGCAAGCAGAGCCTATCGAGGGTACTCTGGATGCCGCACTGGAACAGATGAAGGCAGCATCACAGCAGCCACAACAGCCGCAGCCTGATCCTGAGCAAATGAAGATGCAAGCGCAGCAGCAGTCTGAACAAATGAAAATGCAAGCCCAACAGCAGACCGATCAGGCTAGATTGCAAGCAGATGCACAAGCGGCACAGATGAAGGCTCAGATTGACGTACAGGCTCAACAGGCACGAGTACAGGCAGATATGCAGATCGAGCAGATGAAGCTACAGGCAGACGCACAGCTAGAGCAGATGCGCCAACAGATGAAGATGCAGGAGCTACAGTACCTAGATCAGTTTAATCGCTACAAAGCACAACTAGACTCATCTACTCGCATCATGGTCGCAGAGATAGGCGCAAAGGCACAGGTAGACAAGGTGCGTGAGGCAGAAGAGGCCGCTAATACTGAAGTAGCTATTGTTCTGGGGCAATCATGAGACAGTCTTGGGTATATATAGACGGGGAAGCTGTAGAGGTAGGCGCAGAGCGATACGATGCTAAGGTCTACATCATGCCTGACATAGCTCCTTACAAGTCTATGGCTGATGGCACAATGATTACTGGCAGGGCTATGCACCGTGAGCATCTAAGGAAGCATAACTGCTTTGAGGTCGGTAACGAGACTATGACAAGCCGCGCACCTGTCGTAAAAGATACACGCAGAGAAGTATTAAGCGCACAATTAGCAAATATGTCGCATAATCAGGCCAACAAGCTACTGGATCGTATGCGAGATAACCAAAGGTTTACCAATAACCCCCACAGGGAGAAATAAATGGATATGCCAGAGTCAGTACCCGATACAAACGTAATAGACAGAAAAGAACTACTAGCACAGCAGTTTGATGAATTAGAGACAGAGCCAAAGGCTGAGAGAGTACGCAGTGCTGATGGCAAGTACGCGCCAACAATACCTGTAGAAGCTCCAGAAGTAGTAGAAGAGCCTCCAGTATGGCAAAGAGCGCCTGCATCATGGAAGAAGGACTACCACGAGGAATGGGCGGCGGCCTCGCCAAAACTACAAGAATACGCATGGCAACGTGAAGAGCAGATGAGGGCTGGTGTTGAGCCGCTTATCTCTAAAGCTCAGTACGCTGATGAGATGGAACGGGTAGTACAGCCGTACCTTAATACGATAAACGGTCTAGGCATTAAACCTAGTGAAGCCATTAGCGGGTTATTGCAAGCGGATAACATCTTACGCAACGGCTCGCCACAGGAAAAGGAATACTACTTTGCTCAGTTGAGAGAGCAATATGGTATGGGAGCTGCAAATCAGGATGGTATGCAACAAGCACCGCAGCATGATATAGTATACGGACTACGCAACGAGTTAAACTCAGTGCGCGGCGAGATGCAGCAATGGAAGCAAGAGAAGGAAGCTGAATCTAGCAAGATTATGAACGGCGAAATAGACTCATTCTCACAAAAGAAAGAGTATTTCGAGGAGCTTCGACCAGCAATGATCCAACTGCTACAAGGCGGTATGGCTAATACGCTGGATGAGGCTTACGACAAGGCATTACGCCTAGACGCTGACTTATACGATAGACAAACACAGGCCCAACAGGCTAGTGCAAACGTCCAAAAGATAGGTCTGGTAGACAAAGCAGCGAAAGCTGCTAAGGCGGCAGCGGTTAGCGTTAAAAGCTCCACACCCGGGGTATCGACAACGACCAAAGCGCAAGATAGGCGCTCAATGTTAGTAGAGCAATTTGCTAACCTAGATGAGCGTTTTTGATAACTTAAACTGAGGAGTAAATTATGGCCTTCGCCAATAGTTCAGTTTCAGACATCATTGCGACTAACATTCAAAGTCGTACGGGTGAACTAGCTGACAACGTAACAAACAACAACGCTTTACTGCGCCGCCTTAAAGATCGTGGCAATGTAAAAACCTTTTCTGGTGGGAATGTTATCCTTCAGGAAATCATGTATTCAGATTCGGCAACTAATAATACCAATAGCTATTCGGGCTATGAAGTATTGAATGTTTCGCAAAACAGCCCGATCAGCGCCGCGCAATTCTCTATCACCCAATACGCTGCTGCTGTTTCAATCAGCGGTCTTGAGATGATTCAGAACAGCGGTAAAGAAGCAATCATTGACCTGCTTGACGGTCGTATGAATGTTGCTGAAGCTCAATTGGCTAATCGTATCAGTGGTGACTTGTACCTCGATGGTACTGGTAACGCTGGTAAGAACCTGACCGGGCTAGGCGCTGCTGTACCTGATGCACCAAGCACTGGAACATACGGCGGCATTAACCGTGCTACCTATAGCTTCTGGCGTTCAGTTAAGTTCAGTGGAGCTACCGATGGTGGATCGGCTACATCAGCATCCAACATTCAAGGTTACATGGACTCACTAGCTGTTCAGTTGATTCGGGGTACGGACAAGCCTGATCTGATCGTTGCTGATAACATCTTCTATCGTATGTACCTGCAATCGCTGCAAAGCATTCAGCGCATTAGCGATGGTGGAAACAGCACTGCTGGAGCTGGTTTTGCTTCACTCAAGTATTACGGCGCTGGTATGGCTTCTGATGTTGTTCTGGACGGTGGTATCGGTTCAAGCGCAACAGCAAGTCATATGTGGATGCTGAACACCAAGTATTTGATGTTCCGTCCTAATGTTAACCGCAACTTCGTACCTATCGGTGGCGAACGTCAAGCAGTGAACCAAGACGCGATCGTAAAATTAATTGGCTTTGCTGGAAATTTAACTTCAAGCGGCCCGCAATTCTGCGGCGTTCTGCTGGCTTAACGAGGAGGATATAAAAATGGCTAATTCTACTTTTGGCGTATTAAATTTTGTAACTCCAATGTTCGCACAGCGTGATGCGGCTGCGGTTATGACTCTTGGCACTCCGCAGATCGGGACGTTGAACGACACTTGGGTGTATGTACAAGCATCTGAAGCAGTTGCAACTGGAACCTGTACCGTTAGCGCAGCTTTTGCTCTGACTGACACAGCAGGTAACTATACTGCCGATACCGCTTTTGCATCAGGCGAGTACGGTTGGGTTCGTAAAACGACTTCACCGTTGTAATCTAATTCTGGGGCGGGGTAACTCGCTCCAGTCTTTAAGGAGATTAGTATGACTATTCCATCACGAGTTTTAGGAGCAGGTAACAGTCCTTTGTCCACATCATCAATTTGTGGCACTGGCGCTGTTGGCTTGGTTGCTCTTGGAACAACGATTGCGGACGCACTATTACTATCTGCCGATTACAATACGCTTACAACCTCATCAGCATCTACTGGCGTTCGTCTTTTGCCTACCGAAGCTGGTGCAACAGTTGTAATTCGTAATGATAGCGGTGTGACGGTAGTTGTATACCCGTACTCAGTAGCAAGTACAATCAATGCAGGAGCATCAAGTCTTTCACTGGCAACAGCTAAGACCGCAGTATTTTATGCAACATCAGCAACAACGTGGGTTTCGATAACCACAGCGTAATAAACTAGGGAGGGAGACTTCCCTAGTCCTCAATGATAAGACCATTTCAAAAAGGACAGTAAAATGGAAAGCGACATGAATAATGCAGATAACGCTCTGCACGTTGAGTTTTACAAGAGTACAGAAGAGGGTTACAAGGATGTGCCTTTCGTAAGAATACATATTCCGGGTGACAAGACCACAGTAATTGACCAGCCAGTACGGGAAGATCACAAAGAGCGTTTTGTCAGGCAATGGCTATACTTTCAGATGAAGAGCAATGAAGGTGCAGAGGTTTACGGTACAATGCTTTCTAAGTGGAATGCTGACGAGCCTAAAGAGTTCGACAAGTTCCAGATGGAAGAGCTACAGATTCTAAAGTATCAGACGGTGGAGCAGGTAGCTACATCAACAGACTCCCAGCTACAGCGTGTCGGTATGAGTGGGTTTGCGTTAAGAGACAAGGCTAGGGCATATCTGGCGAGACAAAACCAGACTGCTGCTTCAACTGCTTTAGAGGATGCTCAGAAGCAGATTGAGATGCTCAAAGAGCAGATGGCTCTTCTTACTAGCAAGCCTAAAATGGGAAGGCCAAAAAAAGAGGATTAAAGTATGTCATCCACGATGCTGCAACTGGTTTCACAGGTAACAAACGAACTAGGTGTTAGTACACCAACATCAGTTGCAGGTAATACCAATCAGGATGTGATTCAGATTCTTGCGCTCATGAATGCTTCGGGGTACGAGTTACTCCGTAAGCATGACTGGCGTAGACTTACAAAACAGCACCGCTTCTACACAGAATTCTTAACTACTACTGGCACATGGGCTAGTGGTGGCTCTACAGTCACAGCAATACCATCGACCACTGGACTAGACAGCACCTACCAGCTAACTGGCGTAGGTATGGCAAACGACACCCAGATACAGACAGTTGACTCAGGCACAGCAATAACTGCCACACAACAATTCACAGACTCAGGCACAAACGCTACTGTTACCTTTATGAAGGTAAAGTACGCACTACCAGCAGATTACGAATCTACAGTACCTAGAACTCATTGGGATAAGGATAAACATTGGGAGATGCTTGGCCCAATTGACGCTCAACAATGGGAATGGCTGCTGTCAGGCTACATCTCTACTGGCCCGCGCATACGTTGGCGCTTGCTAGGTGCATACTTCCAGATCTGGCCCGGCGTTTCAGACAATGAGTTCTTAGGCTATGAGTATAGAAGCAATGGATGGGCCGAAAGCTCACTAGGAGTGGCTAAGACGAGCTTAACAGCCGACTCTGATACCTGCATATACCCAGACCGTTTAGTCGTTCTAATGACGAAACTGAAGTATTTTGAGGCTAAGGGCTTCGATACTACGGCTATGTATAGAAACTTCCTGACAGAACTTGAAGTCGTTATGGCTCAAGATCAGAGTTCAGCTAATCTATCGTTTGCTCCAAGACCGGGTACAGTCCTCATAGGATATGATAATCTGCCTGACACCGGCTACGGAACGCAGAACTAATGTTTCCAGCACAAAAGACCGCTGCACAAGTAGCTTCTGTACCTGCTCCAGTAGGTGGCTGGAATGCTCGTGATTCTATTGCGAACATGGAACCTACCGATGCTGTCGAGTTAATTAACTTCTTTCCATCCTATTCAAACGTAGTTCTACGCGGCGGGTACTCTAACCACGCCACAGGCATAACTGGTCAGGTTGAGACTTTGATGAACTACTCGACTGGTACGGGTGAGGAGCTGTACGCAATTGCTGGAACACAGATATATGACGTTACTTCTGCTGGTGCAGTAGGTGCGCCTGTAAAGGTAGGCTTAACAAACGCTCGATGGGAATTCATCAATGTCACGACTGGCGGCGGTAGCTATCTATATCTAGTCAATGGTGTAGACGCTCCATTGCTATTTGATGGCACTACATGGGCCTCTATTACTGCTGTATCGCCTATCGCTATAACAGGCGTTACAAGTACAACACTAGATAATATAACTCTGTTCAAGAACAGGGTATGGTTTACGCAAAAGAACTCATTAAAGGCTTGGTACTTGCCAACTAATGCAGTCGGTGGAGCAGCACAAACTCTCGATCTAAGCTCTATTGCTAAGTTTGGCGGTCACATTACAGATGTGGCTACATGGACGATTGACGCTGGATATGGGGTTGATGACAACCTAGTATTTATAACCAGCAATGGCGAGGTCATCGTGTACTCAGGCACAGACCCAGCTAGTTCTGCTACTTGGGCATTGATTGGCGTATGGAAGCTAGGCGCACCAATTGGTGATCGCTGCTTCATGAAGTACGGCGGTGACATTCTAATCCTTACATACGATGGATTAATGCCTCTCGCAGCATCACTACAAAGCTCTAGGCTCGATCCGCGCGTTGCGCTGAGTAACAAGATACAGGGAGCGATTACAACCGCCACAACGCTCTATGCAGACCACTTTGGCTGGCAGATACATTACTCAGCCAAGAATAACGCTGTATGGGTCAACGTGCCTGTAGATGAGGGCAACAATCAAGAGCAGTATGTGATGAATACGATTACCAAATCTTGGTGCAAGTTTCAAGGCTGGGAAGCCAACTGCTGGGAATCGTTCGGAGATAATCCATACTTCGGCGGCAATGGCGTTGTAGGCAGGGCTTGGGACACAACCTATGCAGACAATGCAACAGACATTAATACTAACGTGCTGCAAGCGTTTAACTACTTTGAGCAACGTGGTGTAAAGAAATACTTTACTAGAGCTAGACCTTCTATATTTACGGACGGACTGCCTTCTATCCTAGTCTCA